CATATTATCTTCGTCTAGTAAATCTGATGAGATAGCGTAGTTATTAGCACTTGTCGCAATACCGCCTAGTTTGCTATGGTCTGCGTCTGTAAACACATTAGAATCAGTAGCGGCTTCGACTAACGCTCTTATTTCTGCCGCAGTTTGGTCGGCAGTAGCACTAGCCTCTATTGCATCTAATTTATTTTTTAATGTTGTCGTAAAACTATTTTCTGTTTGGCTTGCTACTGAAAGGTCTAGTTTACCATTAGTATCATCGTATGTTACGGTTATACCACTCTCGGTATTTCCTGCAATCATAGCACCTATTACATCTTGCACTTCTTCAGTAGTTAACTGTGTATTAGCAGTCATGTCATCTACTATAAAGTTTATTCTTCCGTTAGTGTCATCGTATGTAACGCCAATACGAGTTTCAGTTCCTACAAGCATATCTCCTACTATATCCTGAACTTGTTCTGTTGTAAGTTGGGTATTTGTATCTGTGCCTGTAACTGTTACTGCTCCCGTAGCACCACTTATAGAAATATTAGTACCTGCTACTATGGATGTTACACCTGTGTTTGTTAAAGTTACTGTACCGGAAGTCCCGCCACCACTTAAACCTGTTCCTGCTGTTACGCCTTCTATGTCTCCTGATGACGCAACCGACGCTAAAATTACCCAAGCGTCTGTACCTGTTTTTCTAATACTTGCTTTAGTATATTGCGATAAAGAAGTAGCGCCACCAACAGTTACACCGGATGCACCGGAAAGTGTTATTGCACCACTACCTATATTTAATACGTGTATTTCAGTTAAATTATTCACAAAAGGAACAGTAGCGTTAGTTGGTACAGTAAGTGTTAACGCACTACCTGAATTAAAAACAATTAACCTACCTTCATCTTTACGAACTAGTGTATAGTTAGCAGTCTTAGTTGTTGCCGGTCTAACGTCAACAGAAGTACCGCCGACAGTTGAACCGTCTCCATAGAATAAAAATCCTGCATCTGCATCTTTATACAAATGTTGTGTATGAGGCGTTACTGCTAGTCTTTCACTTTCAGTAGTTAGGAAGATGTTTTTATTGTCTGTTAATTTTTCTGCCATGCTGTTCGCCCCCTGTTTCTGTTTAATATTAAGTCATCCATAAAGGTTTGCTAGGAATATTAAGGAAAGCCTCATCCGGCGTATCATAGTTTTGTGGTAAATCTAATAATGCGGTACGGTAATTCTTTAAATCTGTTTTTTGGGTTTCTGTTAATAATTCCCAACGTATAATTAATTGGTATCTGTCTAATAACGTAAGCCTTTCATCTCTAAAACCCCTTAACTCTTCCCAATCCATATAATCACCTAATCAAACTGTACCCATAATATTGCTTGTCCGTTATACAAATTAGTATTACCACTTTGTCTTTTAACTTGAATTATATCACCTGCGGCAAAAGCAAACTTGGAGGCAAGGTTAAAAACCAAAGTATAATTAGTACCGTTGGTGTTTCTCCAATAAGGTTGGTCTGTATGTGGTTGAAAGGTTGTATCGTATATATTACCGCCGTCAGTACCACCATTTTTTCTTATTCTTATAGTATTATCGGTAGTTGCATTTGTTATAGTACCACCACTAAATATAAACGAAGCCGCTATAACATGACCCGCATAAGGCATAGGAAAAGCGTTAGGGTTAGCAGAAGAAGTAGTGGTGGTAGGCGCTCTAAAATCCACACTAGTAGTATTAATAGCACCCCTTTCAAAGAAAATAGGATGTAATGAGTTATAAGCATAAGTAGATTGAAACGCAGAAGTAAAATTTGCTGAGTCTATGTTTGTTATTGAATTGTTTGTACCGTCAGCATCTATTGTTTTATTTGTTAATGTATGAGTACCCGATGCTATTCTGTCGTCTATTGCGGCACTTGTCATTAATGAAGTATCGTTATCAGCAAAGTTCTCAGAACTAATTTGTAGGCTATTTGCCGCTAATTCAGATACAGTAAGATTACTTACGTTAAATGTTATTGTTTCATTACTACTTTGATTAGTAGTAAAATCACCACCAGTAGACAAACCTGTTCCGGCAGTTAATGTTATAGTAGCATCGTTTGCAGAGCCACCGCCGCTTGCATCATCCCATTCATAACCAGTTGCGCCGCTATTTACTTTAAGATATTTACCTGCTAGGCCGATGCCTAACATATTTACTGAATCCATACCATTACCGTAAAGTAAAGCATTTTTTGTTAAAGTTTGTCTACCTGTACCCCCATGATAAACAGGAGTATTACTAATAGCACCTATGGTTTCATAAACACCATCTGCTATTTGTCTCATGTTCCAATCGCCTCTAATCGTAGGTCTTTTTACTGATTTTATAGTAGCCGCCTTAACATCTGTTCCTACGCTTCCATAAATTCTACCACCATCTTTTATCACTAACTCATTACATTCTATTGTAAGTCCCGCAGGAATTAACCAATAGTTATCTATAACATCGTTTGTTTCAATTATTAATTTATGATATTGAGCATAAAAGTTTTTTGTAGCAGTAGCCGCAAAGATAGATGACCCCGAAACGGGAAAATTAATTGCCCCATAAGATGACGTTTTAAGCGTCTTAAATCTAGCAGTAGTATGACCGAACCTAAAGGTTTCACCAATGGCCGTTAAAGTACCTTCAAACAAAAACTCTTTAGTATAATCGTATATATCATAGTTGGTAGAGTTTACTATTCCACCCGAAAAGTCTAACATATCAACAGAACCATAATTATTAAACTCAGTACGTGAAGCATCGGAGTATATTTTCTTTGCTCTTAATGTTCCGGTGTATGTGATTTTTGGATAAACACCATCTACCATAGAGAAAGTTTGCGAACCAAAATTAAAGGTAAAAGTATCTCTTCCGGCATTCCAAACGCTCGTATCTACTGTAAAGTTAACCAACGCTTTAGTGTAGGGCGTACCTGCACCATCAAATGTATCTACGTATGGTATACCTAAGAATGTAAATGTAGTTGTACCTGCACCCTTTAATGTATTTGCCTTGTGTATTAACAAAGCCCCATCTAATCTAACATCTAAAGTATTACTAAATGTTATAGCGCCTGTGTAGGTAGATGCTATTGTTATATCGTGATATTGTTCTGAACTACTAATAGTTAATGCACTTATCGCACAATTGTTACCAAGAGCGCCATTAGATGTACCATCAAAAACAATACTGTCTCCACTTGCGGGTGCTGTATTACCTACCCAATTTGCGCCATTAGTAAAAACGCCACCGGACTCGCTACCATCCCATGTTATTGTCGCCATTTATCTCACTCCTATTGCGAAGAGAGAGAACCGGACAACTCGCCACTTTTTGTACCGCTTGTTTTGGCGGCTGTGGCCTTTGTATAAAATGCTGTGCCGCCCTTCTCTTCTATTGCACTTAATAGCGACTTCGCTTGCCTCTCGAATGAGGCTAACTGTTGATTATAACGGATGTCTGATGTACCTTGTTCTTTTTCAGGTACGACAGAAGGTATAGTGTCTATGAGAACTCTTAAGCAATCAACACAAACCATAAATTTGATTGCTGATTCTATATGTGCTGTGAGTGGTGCGTTAGTAGTGGTTACTCCTACAAAAGTTGCCTTTCGTACTTTCTTTTGTACTTCGGGAATCCTTATGTTGAGATACTCTATAATAGTAGCCCCGTTTAAACCTCTAGGTCTGTTTAGTAAATCACGTATTTGATTTGCTGTAATATTTGTATCAAGAATAGTAGTGTTTTGGTCTACTACTAACTCCCCTACATCAAATGACATTCATACACCTCTACTCATAGTCCAATGGTACGTCTATGAATACAGTGTTAGATGAAGGTTTGTCTGAGCGACCGACTATTACTACTCTTTTTGTAGCAATTATTTTATCAGTCATGTCGCTAGGGGGAAGCCAATACAATGCTTTTCTAGGTGAATCTAGTAATGCAAGAGGATGACCTACATATCTTGAGCCTGCGTTGCGGTGTACTCTTACCAAGTAACCGTTACCTGCTTTCCAATGTTTCAAACGATGTTCCATTTCTTTAACGTCTGCTGATTCGGGCAACAATATACCTGCATCCTTTAGTTGGGTAGCAAGGTTGGCCTTAGACGGCTGTTTTTTCTTTACAGCCGCCTTTGGCTTTGTAGCCTTCTTAGTAGAAGTTTTTTTAGTTTCTTTAGGCATTTAACCACCGTCCGTATTTAAGCACGGACTCCGGTTAACTTTAGAATCCTTCTGTTAGTACCTGCGCCTGCGCCATCTTGGTGTTCGTGGATAACGCTACCCATGTAAGAAGTAAGTAGCCAATCAAACCCAACTCCGGGTAATCTTGTCAACTCGGTTTCTGTGAAACCTTCTCCGTTGTATGTAAAGAACTCTGCTGTGTCTGCGCCCGGAATTAGCATCAATGCGTCGTTTCCGATTGCGTTACCGCTTCCGTAATCTCTTGTGTAAGAGATAGACATAGATGCGATTCTAGCCAAGTGGTCGCCTAGTGATTCTACTACGTTTCCGTATAGAGTTGTGTTTAGGATAGCACTTCTTGTGTCAGCAGGTAGTACTAGTGCAAGTGGTTCGTTACCGCTTACTTTACCTTCTGCAAAGATGTTGTCCATACACTTTAGGATGTCGCCTTCTTCGTCTGCACTTGCGTGTCCGAATACTTGTGTTGCTGAAACTGCTGTTGCACCTGCACCACCGTAAAGTTTTGATAAGATGTGGTTGTCGATTGTGTCAGCCCTTGCTCTTACGATAGCAAGTTGTTGACGGTCGATGTTCTCGAAAGATTCACCACGTAGTCTTACTGCGTCTAGGAAAGTAACACGACCTTGACCTTTCTCAAGTTTGGTTGTGTAGTTTGCTGTTCCTAGATTTGTTGGGTCTGTTAGTGCAACATCATCGAGTGGGTAACTAAATGTACCTACTACTCCTGTGTACCACTTAAATTCTAGCCAAGGTACGCTACGTACACCGACTAAATCAGTTGCGATAGCAATTGTGTTAGATTGTAGTTGGATAAAGTCTCTTAGAGTTTGCTCTAAGACTGCATCTCCAACTGAAAATGGGCCGACGCTCGCTGTTGGGTTTAGTATTTCTTCTAATGTATTGTTCATATCATTCATCTCCTATAATTTATTTCTATATCTAACAAGATACAGGAATGTAATCTCCTGCCGCAATAGCGCCTTCTCCACCAAAGTAGTAACCTACTAGGGTTGCGGAGTTTGAAGCATCGTCATCAACTGTTCCGTTTGTACCGGTAGTTTGTGTTAAGTATATTGGTAGTCCAAATTTAGGTGAAGCAATTGCCGCACCTGCTTTAAGATAGCAAATACCATCTAATGCAACTACTGATACTGTTCCTGTTCCTGCCGCTTCTAATGCTGAATCTGCATCACGGCTTGATTCTGCCATTGTGTAACCGATTGGTGTATCGTCTACTGATGCAGTCATTAAAATACCATTTGCATGATACTTAACTAGTAATCCTTTGCTTGCGAAAGTTTCTTGTATATCTACTACGTGTACGGGGTCGTTTCCTGAATATGCTACCATTTTATCTCATCTCCTTAATGTCATTGTACGAAGGGGCAGACATTCTTGTTTTTTCTGCTCCTGCGAGTGTTCTGTTCCATGTGTTTGCCCAAAGGTTAAATGCCTTTGCGTAAACTGCTTCGTCGTTTGAAACAATTTTTCCATTCAAGTAGTTTGCTACTTGTGGTGCTTCCGACGCTTCTACTGCTTCGACAGGTTTTGTCTCAGATGCAATAGGTGTCATCTCAACAGGAGTTGGTGCAGGATGCGCTTCTTCCCAAGATGCGATAAGTGTTTCTAATGTAGGTGAAGAAAGTTCATCATGGCCGGACATTCCTAACTCAGATGCTTTAGATACTAAAGTCATTCTTTCTTCTTCTGCTTTTGCGGCCACTTGAGCCTCGAACTCAGCCACACGGCTGTTAGCCAAAACTAACTCAGCCTGCATAGCCTCGATTTGTGCTTCATAATTTATTTCTGTATTTTCTTCATCGGACATACTTTTCACCGTTGTGTGATTAACGTCAGCGATTGAATGACCTATAAAGGTTGGCTCACTTGCTATCATTTCTTCTTCTATTTCTATTTTTTCAATAGATTCGACATTTGCTCTGTCATAAGCGGGTCTTACAACCAACGCTAAGTGGTCGAAAGTAAAATCTTCACCGAATACAAGTCCGTTTTCGTCTGCTGATACGGGAATACCTGAACCACCAATACTTACACCGTACCCATCTTCTTTCCATAGACCGGATGCTAAACTTGGGAATAATTCTGCTTGTGTTACGTGCGCTACATATCTAACTTCATAACCATTTTCTGTTTTGAAGAAAGATGCGCCGACTATTCTGCCTACGTTAGATTCTTCTAAACCTTCTTCATTTCTTGTGAATCCTGCGCCGCTTTCATTTGCCGCCGGATGATATAGTGTTAAGTCTGAATCTTTCATTTGTTGTGCGACACTTCTTGCGCCCTCTTCAGTTAAAGACCAATTGTTTTTATTCATGCCTTCGTGGAATGCTATACCTCTTATTTCATAGACAGTTTTTCCTGTTTCTGCGATAAGTTTTGCTTCAACATCTTCTAAACTTAATTCTAAAGTAACTGCAACTCTTTTACACTCACCATCTATCATCTTTTCGCCGTAGCCACATTCTGCCGCTTTTTTCTTATCGTCATCATAGTAACCTTCGACTTCAAACTCATGCCCTTCGTGTGCTTTCATACATTCTTCTTTTGTATATCCTGCTTCTTGACATCGTGTCATGTATTCATCGTGTGATTCTGTATCATTAGGTGTAGGTTCTGCCGCTTCTACATTCTCATCATTACAACCGCAACCACATGGGCTACCATCTTCTGCTTCAACCTTTTTTCCACCACGCCATTGTCTGCAAGACCAATAACGTGCCTTCCATTTTGGGCCGGGGCTTTGGCAATTGTGCCTAGACCTAAACGCTTTTCTTCTAGCGGGGTCATCTCTTTTTATTTCCATGTTAGGGTCGCCAAATCTTACTATGACTACATTACCGCTACC